TCAATGTTGTCATATTAACCCCCAGTGTTTTTAATCGCTTGACCTGCATTTTGTACGGCTTCTTGTCCTATCTCAAATGCTGATTTATTAGCTTGTAATACTAATTCTTTTTGCCTGTCAGCAGCTTTGTTGGCATCTTCAAAATCAATCTTATCTTCAAATTGTATTTGTCCTTGTTTAACCTTAGCTTTTTCAATATCTACTTTTTGCTGTTCAATATTAGCTTTTAACTGGAACTCTTGCACTTTTAACTGGAACTCTTGATCTTTGCGTGCATTTTCAGCTTGTGCCAGCATTTCCTCTGCTGTTGGTTGCTCCTGTTCTTCTTCTTCAGGTTTAGCAAGCAATAACTCTTCTAAATTTCTACCAACCTTGAAAGGTCTAGACATAAACTCTAAAAAGCCATTGAAAGCTTCGGGCTGTATAATACCAGCTTGCACCAAGGGCAAGAATTGTCCAGAAAAATTGCTAATTGCTGCTATAAACTCTATTCTGTCTTGCTTAACTTTGTTTTGATCTACCATCACAGTTGAGTCAGTCTCAATGTTGATTGCAAAAGTTCTTAGTTTATCATTTTTAATCAACTCATCAACTTCTTGCAATTCTTCCGGAGTTACTGCATAACCTTTTAAGTCAGCTTTGGGTTTAGCTAGAGTCTTTTTTAATCCTGCTTTTTGTTGAGCTTCAAGCTGTGCGATTTGATCCTGTGCTATTTGCGGATCTTGGCTGACTTGCTGCACAGCTTCTTGAAGTAAATCATTTTGTTTTTTCCTTGACTGCTCTTCAATCAAAGCAATATCAACTATTTTTAAATTAGTCATCTTGGCAAGTTCTGCGATGTCGTAATTTTCAACTAATAGTTCACCTTCAAGCTCTATGACATCTCTTATCATTAACTCCATTGCTTTTTGCAGTGGCTGTATTCTTGAGATAGCAAAATCACCCTTTAATCTTTGAGCTGTTGCCGTCTCACTCGCCACAGTAACACCCCTTACAATATCGCTTAAGCCTGTTATTTCTCTAATATTATTAATAACCCTAGCTTTTTGATCGTTTAACTGAGATATAGCATTAACAATCGGTATAATGTCTTTTGTGTAAATAGAGTCTTTAATATTTTGATTTGGTGAAATACCTTTTAAAGCATTAAATTCGCCATCATTGCCATTTAATAAATTTTTTAAGTTTTGGCTTTCAGAAATAGACGAATAAACCCCAGTATATTTGACTTGCTCAATCAAGGATTTAATCCTAGTATCAAGTTTATTTAATTCCTCCGCCTGCCCTTTATACATTCGATAAGAAGGTATTGGCAATACTGAATTGTTTGTTGAATCAGAGCCTATAGGGCGTGGAATTGGAAAAAACCCAGTTAGATTATAAGGGTCATTATCTATAGATAATAAAATGGGGTCGCCGCTTTCTAAGTTAGCAAACCATAATACTTTTTCGTTGGTTTTATCCCATATTTCTAAAACATCAGCAATGCCGATAATATCAGATAAATCTTGTAATTTATTACTATCAATTAAGCTAAGTCTTGAGCTATTAAAAGAAACTCTATCAGCTTTTTTCTTGCCAAACTGGTCTTTGATTTGATCTTTAGTCTTTTTATGAGAAAAAGAAACCCACCTTATATCGTCCCAGTTTTGCTCTGTTGAAGTTAAAAAGTCTCGCCAGTTGACATACTCAATGCCCACTTTCTTTGTTGAGTCATCAAAATCTTCTTCAATCTCGCCATTTTCATTTTGAATCTTGATTATTTCAGCTTCATCATAATAGACCCTAACTAAACCCCTGCCAGTTATCAGATAATCTTTTCTTGCTTTTGAAAAAGCTGTCTCTGCTTTGTCAACATCTAGGCAATACTCTAATGACCTTTCTAATAACTCACTAGCAATTCTTGACGGTTTATCATTATTAGCAAAGCGTCTTGTAACATTCGGGTTGGGTAGTTTAGAAAAAATAAGGGGAGCTAAAGTCTCAACATTGGAATAGAATATATTATATCTATTGCTTTGACCATCAACAATATTATTGTATTGATCTTCATAAATAGCTTCGTATTTATCAGCTTCATCAATCCATTTTTGATAGTAGGCTCTTGAGTTCTCAATTTCTTTTTTCCAAACTTCAATAAGCTTTAACTCGTTGCTAGTCTTTTTGTTATCTTGTAAATCTTTGTTATTCATAATATATCTTTTTTATCATAAACAACGCATCTACAAGCCTTGATATAATCCTTAATATTGCCTAATTTTAAAAAATCAATATTTTATTACTCATAATGATTAATATTTGGATCTTGCACTATATCAGAAGGATTAAAATTATCATACCAATGCTTGGCTTGATCTTCTATAGTCAAAGTCTTGTTTATTGTAACTGGTCTTGACATACAGATGTATCGGCAAGTGTCCATTAAATGGTCTTCCAGATTTGAGTCTAAATCTTCAGGCTTTGATTTATCATAAATCATCAAGGGTAATGTTCTAATAAGATTTTTGCAATTAGCAGTGAAATAAATTAGTGGCTGTTCATTTTCGCCAATTAATCTTGATCTTATTTGTTGCCAGCCAGCTACCCTTTTATTATCCGCCCTTTCATAATAACAACCATATTTTGCCATTTCCTCCGCTTGTGTCATTCCCATATTCTTCCGGCTTTCATCAAAGATTGCGGGGTCGGCCACTTGTTTATCCATAACCTCGCCATCTTGCATTTCCATCGTTGTTTGCGCTATTTGTGGCAATTCTATTTTTAAACCAATATTAGGCTTGCCAGTGCATCCATAATATTCTCTGTAAAATACTAAAGCACCTTTTGGCAATGCCCTTTTTACTCCATCAATTTCAACCAAACAACCATCACTAACTGCAGCCCATAAGGTAGCAAAGGGCTTCGAGTAGCCCCAATCAAAACCTCTAATCCTTGCCCAATAAGCAGGAATATTAAAAGGCTGTATTACATGCTTATTTTTGTCAAATCCTTCAAAATAAGCTCCCTCAATAGCATCCCAGTCGCCCTCTAACATAGCTCTTGCTAATGCACCACCTAATCCCAATAATTTATATTTATAAGTTGGGTCGTTCTCAGTCATTGTCGGATTATCGGCTAACTTAGCAGGGATAAATTGTCTAGTCATACCCCCTTCATCATCATCTGTTTTATAAATCTCGAAAGGATCTCTATTATCAATAAAAGTATTTTTAACAAATTCATGACCAACACCACCTGGATTTGACCCACAAACAATTCTCGGCAAAACGCCTACTTTATTATTTGATACATTTAACCCACCTAATCGAACCCTGCCCCGAAGAAATTTATAGATATATTCGCTAAAATGAGTCAACTCATCAATTAGCAATACATTTATCTCAACACCTTGATATTTTAACACATCTTTTTCGTGCTGGCAATGACACAAATTTATCTTTGATCCGTTCCAAAATGTGATTTGTCCTGTTTGATATGATATACTGCAAAGCTTCCGATCAAGCATTTCTGACAATATAGAGATAAAACCACTTGAGCCGTCCAGATGATTCTTTTTTAAATCATCGCTTAATCTTCTAAATAGAAAAACTTGGATTCTTGGGACATTGATTGCATAGTATAATGCAAGTGTTCGCATACAATGAGACTTGCCACCACCAGCAGCACCGCCATATAATATTTCAGTAGCTTCGCTTTGAAAGCAAGTTGACTGTCTCGGATGAAGATTGAAGTTCATTATCCTTATCTTGGATTATTCTAACTCTTTTAAGCAAAGAGATAATAGACTCTTTTTCTTTATTAATAGCAGTAAATTTAAACTCTTGAGCTATCAAATAAATATCTTTGGTATTATTTATTGCTGGTAATAGTGTGTTTGCTACAATAGTTTGATCTTTATTGACCAAATATAGCTTATAACATTTACAATCTATTTGATAGTTAATGTAAGACTTCCAGCCATTATCTTTTAAGTCAGAAACTTTAGATTTAAGACCATCAAGATTTACAGTAATAGAATTTAATTGTTTTTCAATCAAGCTAACTAGATGCATTTCTAGCCACATAATTCATCTAATTCTTTTTCTAAATTAGCAACTATTGCTCTAGCCTCATCAAGTGCTAAAATTTTTTCTTTTATCTTATCAGATAATTTATTAATTTTATCTTCTTCAATA